TCAGCTATTGCAATGAGTTGAAGTGCAACTGTTGCAGAAGCTTCTCCACCGACTATAAGACCGATATCTACTTCTTCTGCATCTTTGAACTTATTAAATGAAGTTATTTTATCTCCATCAGAAGGAGCAGAACCATCAACTCCACCAGATAAACTGACAGTTTTTACGAATGAACCACCAGTAATACCAGAGGCATATTCTATAGTAGAGTTTGCTGCTGTTCCCCAAGCGGCCACTGCAGCACCAGCTGTTGTATAGGCATCACCTATAGCGTCATGATCCATCCACCAAATATATTTGGATTTTCTATTGATAGCATCGACATAGTAGGCTGAAGTTCCGTCTTCGTTCTTTGCACCCTTTGCAACTGAAACTCCTGTGAAAGTTTCTAGTCCTGTTTCTCTTGTTCCTGTCCATTCTCCATCTTCATCAATAACTACAACGTGAACTTCATCATAGAGTGCACCACCCTTTTTAGCAGTATGTTCTGTAGTTACTGGTTCTTTGTCAAAAAGACCAGCATATTCCCATGTTCTGGAATATGTTTGAGCTGCAGCAGTATTTGTAAATGGTGTAGAACAAATCATCACAGAAGAGTTGGTTATTGAATTAACCCTTCGTTCTTCTCCATTAATTTTAACAATATCACCAGCTGTAAATTGCAGGTTAAAGGCTGTTGCAAGAACATCAGTTGTTCCAGTTTGAGTTACGGTTGTACTATTTGCTGTAACACCACAAGTTCCTAACATATTCCTTGCAGGTTCTGAAAATGCTGACCTCTTAAACCGAATAGCAGTATTACCGACAGCAATCGCTGTTGTAGGTGAGATTGATACTGCGGCAACTGTATTTGAAGTAATTCCACTAATGACAGCACTGTATGTGTTTGTTCCAGAGACTGCAATACTAATTCTATCACCAATTCTTAATTCTGTTCCAAAAAGAGTACTAGCTCCAGTTACAACTCCGTCTGTATGAATATTGACTGTTCCTGTAAGAGTTACATCACCATTTGAAGCAACTGTTGTATTTCCAGTTGCGAGGTTAGCTCTTGTTGGGCCACAAAGAGAAACTTTAAGACTGTTTCCTAAATCTCCACCCCATTTAGCAGACCAATCACCTTGAGCTGTTACTGGTGATCCTTCTTGTTCTGAATATGTTGCTTGATAATGTGATGTGTTTGAAATTAAAACAACAGTTCCACTTGCAGAAGCGTTTTTCATTGCTGTGTTTGAAGTCCTTACAACATGAAGTGCACTGGAATACTGTAAAAAGTTTGCTGCTGTTAAAAATGATCCGAATGTGTTTGCGTCAGGAGATTGAAATGTTTCCACCAATAAATCTTCTGAATCAATCAAAGTTATGTCATTGACTGGGCCCCACCTGAAGCAACCTGCAAATCCAGCATCTATGGAAGAAATGCCAGGTACGATAGTTGTTAAATCAATCTCAGATGTGTTTACGCCAGGCGATACTTGAAAAGGCATGTCATCTCTCCTAATTTTAGTTATTTAATACAATGTTTCTTACTACTAAGATTATTTATAAAAACCCTAAACTCTGTATTTTGGTATTTACTGAGATATAAATACTTATATGAACACGCGGAGGTAACATGAAAGAAATTGAACGCTTTTTAACAAAGATAGATAAAAACACAGGAAGTGGTTGTTGGACATGGAAGGCTTCAAAAACACAACAGGGATATGGAATGTTTTCATATCAAGGAAAATCTATACCTGCACATAGGTTTTCTTATCTACATCATAAAGGAGAAATACCTTTAGGAAATATTGTACATCAAGTTTGTGGACAAAATTCTTGTGTAAATCCAGAACATCTAATAGTATGTACAAAATCTGAATCTAGATTAGATTATAACTCTACAAGAGTACATCCAGATACTAAAAAATTACTTCAAGATATAAGACAAGACAAAGAAGAACCTGACGCAGATTTTGGATTTGGAACAGATGTATGATTGAAAATCTTAATGTCGATGATTTGAGTGAAATTACACTTAATGCAAGAGTACCAAAACAACCCACAGGATGGTTAGAAACAAACCTACCAAAATCTGTGATGTCAGGATTACAAAGTTATATTGAATCAGCGAAAAAAAATCCCAGAGATGCAAATAGTACGTTAGCTGGAAATATATCAAAATCTCTCTTTTTAGAGGATAAAAACAATTGGTTTTTTGAAACCATCTTAATTTCACTTATTAGTAAATTTACGGAATGTTATCCTACATATTTGAGAGATATAAGAATATTTAAAGAGGATTTACCTTTCTGTTTAGATAAATTTTGGGTTAATTTTCAAAAAGAGAACGAATTCAATCCTCCCCACAATCATACTGGAATATGGTCTTTTGTGATATGGGTAAAGATTCCTACTGATTGGAGAGAACAACACGCATTACCAGTTAGTACTAATAGTAATTTTCCTAGTGCATCTAATTTTAATTTTGTGTATACTACACTGCTGGGTGAAATGGAACATTATGATTATTATTTAGATAAAACATCAGAGGGGGGTATGTTATTTTTTCCTTCAAAATTGATGCATGAGGTTTTTCCTTTTTATAATTGTGACAAAGAAAGAATTTCGATTTCTGGAAATATTTGTTTTGACAATTCTACCAGTAAACTTTAAAGATAATTTCTTACTGAGGGCGACACTTCCCAAATTTGACCAGTATTGTCAGTATATGTTTCTTCTTCTCGACCATCATCAATAATACCAAATGGTAACATATCTTGTTCAAACTGTTCTTCAAAATCTTCATACATTTTTTGTCTGAGATCAAGATCTGTCATATCTTTAAAATATCTCTGTTGAACTAACCAAGAAAAGATCACTAATGTCATTGCAAGGTCATCATGAGCTCCTTCTTCTGCTTCATAAGAATTGTTTTTAGATGCAAAGGTGGTAAGTTCAGCAATAGTCTCAAAGTCTGGAACAATTAACTTATCCGTTTCAATCATTTCCTTCAGAGTCGCACACCCTATTCTCTTGAGTTGTTTACTGGTTCGTATTCCAAGTTGAATATTCTTTGAAAATCCACCTCCAATTTGTTGTCCAGCTCTACCCTTCATAGAAGTTATCATAACATTTTCATATTCAAGATCATAATGTAAAGTTTCTGCTACTTGAGATCCCATGTCATTAATTTCTAACAAAATAAAAGCAGTGTTATATCTCATTCCCACTTGGTATATAATGTTTGGATATAACATAGGTGAAATCTTATTATCTCTATATTTTGCAACTTGGCGATATGGTATCTGTGAAACATCGAAAACAGAGAATGCTGAAAAATCTTGTCCTTTTCCTTGAGCAGTATCCACAATCATACAGTATGTGGCCTTTTTAATTGGATCTTCATAAACATCAATTCCATTTTGTGTAAATATTGGTTTCTTAAATACCATTGACCTTAATTTTGATGCATCTATGAGAGTACGAGTAGATCCTAAAAATTCACAAAGAAATTCTTGATTAAATTGTTGTTCTGAAGTATTTTTAATTGTCTCTTGTCTCCATTTGTCATCTCTACCTGGCACTTGAGTATAATGAACTTCTATTGGAACATAGTTGTTACGTTTTTCCTCAGCATCTATCCACATTTTATAGAATAGATTCATACCTAAAGGAGTAGAAACAATAAAAACTTTAGTAGTTTCACCAGAGGATATGGTAGGATAAACAGAGGTGAAAAATGCTTCAGCGATAGTGGTTGGCACGTGAGCAAACTCATCGAGAAAAATGATGTTGAAAGAAGACCCTCGAACTGCTGAGCCTGAAGTGGCAGACGCCAGAATCTTCGAGCCATTTTCCAGTTCTATGTTTCCCTTATTCCAAACTGTTACACCTTGCTGAAGAAATTTTGGTAGATGTTCGTATGCCAACTGTAATCGTGACAAAAGTTCTCTTGCAACAGCACCCTTGTTTGCGAGTATTGCCACGTTAGCTTCTGGATTAAATAGAACGTAATGTAGTAGATAGGATATGATGGTAGTGGATTTGCCCGTCTGTCTGGGCATCTTACAGATTACAAATCTTTCATCATGAAAATTGTTTATCATGTCTTCTTGAAAATCCCACATATCAAATGGAACTAGACCACGATCAACATTTACAATTTGAACATATTTTTTAATGAAGTATAGTGGGGATTCCATACACTTCTTATAATCTTCAATTGCTTCTGGCGTCCAATCTACGCTGACACCTACACCTTTTAGATTGGGGTTTCCAAGATAAGATTTGGACATTATAACTTTCTTTATTCAGTTTCTTTTATTGTTTTCCCTGTTTTAAGAAATTTTTGTAATTCTGCAGTTGAACCCACAAAAAGATTATTGGAAACATTTTTAGGGCCGGTAGTTTCCTGTGAGATATCTTTTTTTGTTTTATGTAAATTTAGCAATTCTTTATTTGTTTCAGTAAGTTTTCCAATCAACTGTCCAAAAACTTCCATCGCACGAGGATGTTCAGAACTTTTGGCAATTTCAAGCATTTCCTCCAAACCATCTTGTCCTCGTTCTATGAGATTGTAAAGGTTTTCTCTTACATACTGAAAATCAGTATCACTATCATCAGCTGAGATAGTAG